TTTGTTAAGACTCTTGGATTATGACACCACTTTCGAGTGCTGTCAACTTTTTTGTTCTTTTCTCGCGAGTACCTTGTCCGCATACTGTTGGACCCTGCGGGCCAGGAGTCTTTCGCGATTCTCAACGTAGTGCTGTCTTCGCCGTTGCCTGCATTTCGAGGATGCAGCGTACCGCTTCTTCGCTAGGGCCTGTTTTGCCCGCGAAATGATTTCACGCCGTTTGGCCTTCTGTTCTAATTCCGCGAGCCAATCAGGGCACTCGCCCTCCGGCACTTCGGCCTCGCGTTTCTCGGCCGCATATTGGTCCCACACGGCCCGTGCTGCGGCCTGCTCGGCCTCCAGTTTGGCAAAATACGCCTCGATAGCCGGCTTACTCTCTTTCTCCAACCATTCGCCTAGGGGCATTCCTGCTGCTTCTGCGGCCCGCTGGTTGAAATCCCGCTCCCAAGCCTTCAGCTTGGCCACGTTCTCGGCACACTCTTCCGCCGTGGCCCTGCGAGGGCGACCAGCGGACCCAGCATATGCGTGGACGTGCTGGACATCACGGAGGATTTGTTCAGGCCGCAGGGCCATATTCTTCCTTTTGTTCTACGTCCATTTCCGGGTACGCGGACATTCTATACCCTGATTTGCTTTATGCAAATCAGGGAATTGGATGTCAACGGCCCGGACGCACGCCTTGCCCTTGCCACGCTACCGATGGGGCCGCTTTCGCCGCCACCGCCCGCACGTTGATTGTGAGATTGGATTTGTATTTTACCGCCACAGACTGCCGGATTGCACTCTTCATCGGATTCTCCTGTTACACCTTGGCATTGCCGTAGACAACGGCCTTACCGTAGACAAGGGCATCGCCACAGACACGGGCATCGCCGTAGATATGGGCATCGCCACAGACAATGGCATCGTCACGGACACGGGCATCGCCGTAGATATGGGCATCGCCACAGACAAGGGCATCGTCACAGACACGGGCATCGTCACGGACATGGGCATCGCCACAGACAACGGCCTTACCGTAGATACGGGCATCGCCGTAGATATGGGCATCGTCACAGACACGGGCCTTACCGTAGACAATGGCCTTACCGTAGACAAGGGCATCGCCACAGACACGGGCATCGCCGTAGATATGGGCATCGCCACAGACAATGGCATCGTCACAGACAATGGCATCGCCGTAGATATGGGCATCGCCACAGACAATGGCATCGTCACAGACACGGGCATCGCCACGGACACGGGCGTTGCCATAGACACGGGCATCGCCACGGACACGGGCGTTGCCATAGACAACGGCCACAGGGCCAACATACGCCGCTTTTGATGCGTTAGCCGTATCCGCCACCCACCCACCGCCGTTTTGGTGTCTGTGAGCCGGAACAGGTCCATTACCATCGTTAAAATCGCACTCCATGATTCATTCTCCGGTTAAGGTATACTACACCGTGGCACTTGTCAACACAAATGCCAAGGAATTGTCCGCCTTAGTCGCCGTCAAAACCCTTTAGGATGTTCCCCGCCCGATCAAGGTATCCTAGGCCGATGAGGGCGGTTGCGGCCCGGCCGTACCTGCCTTGCAAGCTCCAAGCATGGCCGTTCTTGAGAAGACACGCGAAAAAGGTAAGCGTGTCAGCGGGCGATAGTTCGCCTTGCTCGTAAGCGATGATGTTTGCCACTTCATCGTAGGTCTTCACTTCCGCCGTCCTGGCCCTTTCCAGGCGTTCCTCTTCACGCCGATTGTCTTCTACGTTCTTGGCACGCCGAAACGGACACGTAAAATATACTGGACCCATTGTCTCTTCTCCGGTTAAAAAGGGTTAGATGCTTTGGACGAAAGAAAAAAATCGGTGTGACGAATTGAACGTCACGCTAGCACCAGTACCGATTGCGTTTGTTACTGCTTCGTTGCACAATGAAACCACAAACAGAGAATCACGATTGCGACAATCCACCCAGTGATTAAACAAACCATCGGTCACGTCCTTTCAAGAGCATCTTGCCAGTTGCTTCTCCGGTGTCGGGATTGATCCCTGTCCACTCGCCGATTGCATTCTCATCAGTGTAATAGTCGTTGGTAGACTCCAGAATGGGGATGCGGCGAGACACGTCGTCGGCAATGCCCTGTAGCAATGTCAACCGATCGCATTTCACGTCCACGAAGGTAAATGGGCCACTATGAACGATAAGACGATACATGAAAGACTCCTGTAAGGGAATTTTGATTCATTCATTCTACGCAAAGAAATATACCTGATGAACGCGGGAAAAGCAAAAAAGAATTTCTCAGCTGATAGTGGGGGACCATTATATTTTAACTAATGCGTATGAAAAATAATAATAGTATATATATAGAGGTACGTACATGTATATCACATGTATGTGTACGGGCCGACTACTCAAAACAAATGGTCGGCCAATATCGCACTACGTAGTTCTACGTAGTGTCAGCATTCGCGGTTAAGTCGTTGTGATTACTGCACTTATGACGCGAGTCTCGAATCACGCTGTTAACCACGACATTATGACGCATCTACTTGCATCATTGCCGTCCCATAATGAAGGTTATGTTAATCGGCCATATACATCTGCTGATCCTCATATGATGTAAGTGCTTGCTGCTGCTGAGGATAAGGATGTTGGGGCGGTCCTACCCTAAGGACTCTGAGGAGGGGACTCCGGGGTACTTAATAGTCAAACGGCAACTATCTGCTAATTGATGCAACCAGTTAGGCCGTTTTCTCGCGAATGATGCAACCAACCAACCCGACTGACCCGGTTGCATCCCCGCCTAATTGGTTGCATCATCCCTGGGAAACGCCGGCCATGCAACCAACCAACCCGCCTAATTGGTTGCATCCCCGCCTAATTGGTTGCATCCGAAGCAACCAGTTAGGGCCGTTGGTTGCTTCAGATGCGACTACCTGGTTGCATCATCGCACAGAATCGCCGCCCGGTCCGGCTCTAGCCTGGTTGCATCCGTGCCTATTGGTTGCATCCCCGCCTAATTGGTTGCATCCGAAGCAACCAGTTACCCTGTGTGCAAGCAACCAATAGGCGAACTGGTTGCTTCGCGGCACGGCTAATTGGTTGCATCATCACATAGAATCGACACCCGGTCCGGCTCTAGCCGGTTGCATCCCCGGCTAATTGGTTGCATCCGAAGCAACCAGTTGGTTGCTTCGCTTTTCCTGCTTGCTATCCAGATGGTTGCATGGTATAGTTACATCGTACAGGGACCCCTAAGAGAGAGAAGACCTATGCCAACACGAATACCGGAAATTGTCCAAGCCAACTCGGAGGCCATCTTGCTCGATTATCGGACAGGAATGCCCTCCGGCATGATTCAGAAGATGTACGGTATCGGCCGGCAGGCACTGCGGGGCCTGATCTCCCGTACATCAGGGCTCGAACCCCGGCCTGTGGGAAATCCGCATTTCGCCCTCCCCTCCCCCGCCTCTCAGGATCAGACGGCCACTTTGCGTGCGGCCGTGCTGGAGGGTATGCAGGCCCCCGCTCGTAAAGAGCCACCCACAAGGAAGTTCGTCGGGATGCGTGAAACCGGCATGTCCCCCGGCCGGGTGGCTATGGAGGCGGAATTGGCACGTCGGGCTCAGCAGGCTCCCACTCCCACTCCCACTCCCACTCCCGCCCCTGCCCCTGCTTCCTCTTCCTCTAAGCCGCCCAAAGGTGCTCGCTGGGGCGATCCCGTGCCCCACGTCGTTGACTACAAGCCCTGTGCGTGGTACGCGGATGGGACACCCAAGGAGTTGACAAAGGAGCAGAAGTACGTCCATGATTTCACGCACAATCAGTTGGCTGAGGAGAAGGCCGCTGGGTACGTGTCTGACGTGCATGTGCATTGATGGTGCGATAGTGCGGACCCATTACCTTTCAACCAACTGTGAGAGAGAATGAAGGATACTATATAATAGGGGCACATGTATGTAGCCTGGGACTCCGGGCTATAATATCAAGGATTATCGCACCAATGACTCAGCCCACCCACCCACATCCCACATCCCGCCCGGTACACCCGGCATCCACCTTCGCACGGATCGTGGACGCCGGCATGGAGGTAGCCATATGGACGATGATCTGTATCCTGGCTTGTTTCCGTATTGGTCCCTCGGTTACGAAATGGACAGCCCCTTCGACCCAGCCAGTGGCCATCCAGGCCCCCGGTGACATCACCCTGATCCCAATGGACACCTGTGCCGCTGACCGCGAGGGGTTCGAAGACTGGTGTGAACTGATCTCCCGCGAGTTTCCCCAGGGTGCGATCGTGATCGTTGGTCACGGCAACGACACCCTCCCCGGCGTATGGAGTATCTTCCCGACCTCCGACGACCCGCCCTTCGAGATCAAACCCTTCGCCCAGTGCCCCCTGTCGCTGGAGTGGCTGTGTAAGATGATTCGCCACGATGACCCGCTCACCCCGATCGTGATCCTCAGTTGTGACCCCCACCACGAGAAGATCACTGATATCCCCGGCGTGTGGCAGGCGACCGAAAGTATTTGGATAACTCCCGACGCCTACGAGTCTTCCGTTGTGGTACTGTGCCGGTCTCTCACCTTCCCCAACTGCGTCGGCACCCTCGATAGGTTCCAATGCTTCTACACGGAGCCCGCCACAAAACCATGATCGCCAGTGTTCTAATCTTCGCGGTCCCCATCGTCGGGTTCATGCTATGGGCATGGTGGGAACGTCGTAATTGTCGTCGTGCCACCGCCAGAGAATACAGGATGCTGCGGATGGCCCGGTTCAAACGTTGGGCTCGAACCCAGCAGTACGCCGGTCCCGATCAGCTTCAGCCCCGATGGGAAACCTTTAAGTAGAGGTATGCTATGAGTTTATGGAGTGCCTTCACCGGGATTTTGGGCCAGGGCTTGGCCATCGTCACGGGCAAGATCGGTGTCAACGTCGATGGTACGACAATCACGGTCAATGGCAGCAACCAGCTTGTTGCCTCCGGCGGCGGCGGTGGGCTCACTGTCATTGGGCCTTTCGAGTATATCAATACAAACTCCCTGACTGACTACAGTAGTAACCTTTACTACAGCACCGGAGCGTTACTGGCAGATAGCAACGGATACCTTTACTACAGCAACGACAACCACCTGGCAGATAGCAACGGATACCTTTACTACAGCCTCGGATCGGTACTGGCAGACCCCAACGGACGCCTTTACTACAGCACCGGCAACATACTGGCAGATGCCGGCGGAACCCTTTACTACAGCACCGGCAACATACTGGCAGATGCCGGCGGAACCCTTTTCTACGGCAACGACAGCCACCTGGCAGATGCCAACGGATACCTTTACTACAGCACCGGCAACCACCTGGCAGACAACAGCGGAAACCTTTACTACAGCAACGGCGACATACTGGCAGATGGCAGCGGACGCCTGAATGCGACAGGAATTAACTTTGCCTCATCACAGACGACCATTAATGGCAGTACATCGGGCTCTACCGTGTCCAGCATGCCATTTCAGGGAAGCACCTACAAGAAGGTCGTGATCTACGTCAACGCCTTGGTCAATGCAACTTCCACGTCCTATACCTTCCCCACGGCGTTTACAAAAACACCCGCTATTACATACGTCCCTAGCGGGGATGCCGCCCTGATAACCCTAAGCACCACTGTAGTAACCTTTGCTGTTGGCACGTTTGTCAGCGGCTTCGTTACCATTGAAGGATACTAACTATGTCACATATCATCAACACCGGCCCTCTCACTCCGATCCAACAGACGGCGGCGAGGTACGCGGCCCAGGCCAACCAGCAATGGCTTCAGTTGGCCCAGTTGTTTGCCAACCTCACCAAATTTATCTACAGCAACCCGGCCGGACCCCAGGCGGCTTTCGACGCCTTCGGTACGTCAGCCAGTGACTTGTTCACGATGGGTGCTGCCTACGCGGCCCTCGTCACTGCGTATACGGGCGTGGCTCCCGTGTCTCCTATTCCAGTCGGGGCCACCGTCGTCCAGAATGCGGATGGCACCGTTACATACACCTACACCGCCCCGGCGACTCCCGCAACCACCTAATCAGGAGATACTATGGCCTCACAAGGCATGCTGAAGGGCGAGACCGTTCGCCTCGCATTGGATACCACTGATGCGTACACGGCGGCTCAGACCGTCAACGTCTATGACTCGAATGGCCTGGCGAGGGCCATCCAATCGTGGGAACGCCTCTGTATCGACAGTATCGACTGTGATGTTGACGCCTCGGCGGAACGGGCTGCGTTGCTCGATCTAGGTTCCGGCACGGCCACAACCAGTGGGCAGTTGCTCGCCAGTTTTGCTTTTGGCGGCGTGGGTGAGTTCCACGTTGACGATGAGGGGATCAACGTGAGCGTCGGCACGACTCCCACGATCAGTGCCCAGGCTGCCGGCGGCATTCACTTCATTGCCAATGCCCGTGTGGTGAATGGCAAGAGCCAGGGGGTTCGTCCCTTTTACAGAGAATTGCTCACGCCAGGCGGTAACGTGGGTGGCCAGTGACCGAAATCCTTTGCTAGACACGAGTTATGAGAGATAAAGAGAAATACACTCAGTATGGTCTGATAGTCGAGGAGTATGATGCCCTGCTCGCCAAACAGGGTGGATGCTGTGCGGTATGTCATAAGCCCGAAACACTCCGGATCAAAGGGCAGCGTGTGGACTTAGCCGTAGACCACGATCATACGACCGGCAAGGTGCGGGGTTTGCTTTGTCACCTTTGTAGCCGGGGGTCAGGTTTTTTTCAGGGTAGTCCTGATCGGTTGCGGGCGATGGCCGCGTACCTGGAGCGACATGGCCAATAGACCCCCACCCACCCGACCGCCCGCGAAGTCCAAGGTTGATACTCTCCGCGAGATCGGCCTGGAAGTGCATTCCCATGATGAGCAGGGCCGGCCGATTTCGAATCAGGAAGCCCTCTACCGCCAGATGTGGAAACTTGCTTTGGGCTACACCGAGAGCGTGCGTGACGAAGGTGGATACGCCCATGAAGTTGTTCACGAGCCGAACCTGACGATCTCCAAGTCGCTGCTGGAACAGATCGCGGGTAAACCAGGTACTGCACAAGTCGAAGAGAAGAAAGGCCCCTCGGCCGCTGAACGGGTCCGGGCCTTGGCAGTCGAACGTGTAAACGCCATCAAGACATGAACTCTTTTGCCTCACAGCCTGATATCAAAGAGCCGGTCCTGGCAGAGTCCTGGACCTGCCCAATCACGGGTATGCGGGTTCCCTTAGACCCAACAAAAAACCTCCTGTGGCGTGCGGACCTCCTGGAGATGGCGGAGAGGGACCCGCTGCTCCAGACTGATCTCTACACCGCTTGCTCCTTATCGCCGGAGTTTTTCGTCCTGGCGTTCTGTTTCACGCTGCGAGTGTTCACCGTCGCGGATGACGGCACACTCCAACAGGCCGTGGAAAAGCATGTGCCGTTCTGTCTGTGGCCCGAGCAAGCCAAACTCTTTGAGCGGCTGATCCAGTGCATTGAAGACGGCGAGGAGAACCTGACTGACAAGAGCCGAGACATGGGAGCAACCTGGCTACACACGACCGCCGCCACCTGGGCTTTCCTGTTCAAGCCGCACACGTCTGGCCTGTTCATCAGTCGTAAGGAAGACGTGATCGATCAGCTTGATGGCATGGTCAACTCATATCCCAACGGCCGGCTCGCGGACCCTGGTACTCTGTTCGGCAAGATTGACTACCTACTTAACCGGCTGCCGGCCTGGTTTCTTCCACTCATGGGCCGGAAGAAACTGCATCTTGTGAACCACAGTAACGGCTCGCGTATCGATGGCGAGTCGAGCAACGCAGCGGCAGGTAGCTCTGACCGTCGCGATTATATTTTCCTGGATGAAGTCGCCAAGATTCCCGAGGCGGAGTCCATCATCCAATCCACAAAGGCGGTGACAGCATGCCGGCTATTCTGTTCAACCCCCCTCGGTTCGGGTACAGCATTCAGCAAGTTACGACTGAGTGGTATGGTCCCAGTATCGGAACTCATGTGGTGGACGAGCCCGGAGAAAGCGAAAGGGTTGTACGCGGCCCAGGATGCCCTGGGACGATGGAAGATGCGATCCCCATGGTACGATGCACAGTGCCGGGCATCCTCCCCGAAAGAGGTCGCTACTGAAATCGACGCTGACCACATCGGAAGCGGTGAACGGTTCTTCGAGGAAGCGATAATCCTGGAACATCAAAAGTTGCTGGCCCGACCGGCGAGAGCAACTATCACGATTGCCTTTAAGAAAACGATGACTGATGACCTGGTCGTGAAGGCGTTGCGTACTGCTGATGTCACCACCCTCAGCTACAAGAGTGCATCTGGACCATGGAAGACTTGGTGCCCCCTCATCGGTGGCCGACCCGAGCAGGGAAAGACCTACACGGTCGCGGCGGACATCAGCAAGGGTCAGGGTGCCTCAAACAGCGTGTGCGTGATTGGCTGCAATGAAACCCACGAGAAGGTAGCTGAGTATGCCGATGCCAACACTCCACCTTATGAGTTCGCGAAGATCGTCGCCGCGGCTGCCCTTTGGGCCGGGGGGCGAGACAAGAGGCCAATGGTCATTTGGGAGAATAACGGCGACCCTGGCGTTGACTTCCAGCATGTGCTGGTACGGACTTTTAAGTACCCCAACATTTATTTTGATCGTCAATCAGGAACACTACGACAGAGAGTGGGAAAACGGTATGGCTGGCGTAGCAACACGGATAAGAAAGCGGAAGCGTTGGGTCTACTTCGTCGAGCATACGCGACGGGTAAGATCATTGATCGCTCGTCCCAGTCGCTTACGGAGTGCCTGTCTTATATCCATTATGACGGTGGTGGCATTGGTCCGGCGGCTTTGGTCAGTGAGCCGGACGCCGCCCGCAAGGCCCACGGTGACCGAGTCATCGCAACTATGTTGCTGACCTGGGTGTGGGGGAACTCCGGCGGCACAGTACGCCCTGAGAAGTCCACGACTCCCGAGAGATGTTTCGGTCATCGCCTGGAGCAATGGCGGAAGACCCACAAAGAGGCCAAGGATGGTCTACCACGGATCGGGCAAGTTCTGCATATGGATGGGAGCTATGTATGAGTATCCTGGATGACATCAAGCCTCAGAAGTTTCAGCAGACGGTACAGCGTGGAGCCGAACGCTTGGAAAAGTTCCGAGCCGCACGGGTTCACTTCCTGAAGGAGTACGTTGGGGCATGGTACGATTGCTCGTCGGGAACAGTAGGGTCGCGTCCCATTAACCTGATCCACAACGCCATTCGGGTGTTGCTCCCTAATCTCGTGATGAACTTCCCGAAGCACACTATCGAGACGCCGTACCTTGCGGTTCGGCAATACGCAAACTTGTTGGGACTCGCCCTGGACCAGCATGATCGGAAGATCAACATCCGGGACATATACCGTCGCTGCATTGTGGATGCTATGTTCACCCTCGGAATCTGCAAGACAGGACTCGCCCAGTCGGACAGCGTGTACGTCTTCGATGATGAGATGGGCCAGGACACCGTGGACAGCGGGACCGTGTACACCGAAGCCGTGGACTTTGACAACTTCGTAGTCGATCCGTCGAGTCGGGAGCATATGTTCCGGGACGCTACATTCATGGGCGACCGGATCACGCTTCCTCGTCAGATGCTGCTGGACAGCGGGCTCTACAACAACGATCTCATCGAGCGTCTGCCTCGTGCTGGTGGAAAGGTCCAGGAGGGTGCGGCCGAAGACCTAAGCATGAAGAACATCCAGAAGGATGCAAACTATGATCTCCAGGATGAGGTTACGGTCTATGAGATTTTTGTCCCAGCCGCGAACTCCATCGTCACTATTCCTGGTGACAAAGACGTAACCTTTGACGACTATCTCCGAGTCGCTGATTACTACGGGGTTAAAGAGGGGCCATATACGCTCCTCTCCTTCTCTCCTCCCGTTCCTGGAAACCCTCTACCTGTTCCGCAAGTCGGGATTTGGTATGACCTCCATGTTCTCGCAAATCGCATGGCCAAGAAAGTCGTGGAGCAAGCTGAACGGCAGAAGGATATCGTCACCTACAAGCGGGCCTCGGCAGACGACGCGGAGAGTTTGAAGGATGCCGGCGACGGGGAAGCCGTGGCTGTTGATGATCCCGATGGCGTCAAGACTATAAGCTTTGGAGGACAGCAGAACAGCAATGTGAACCATCTGGCGTCCCTGGAGCAGTGGTTCAACATGATGGCGTCTAACCCGAATCAGGTCGGGGGCCAGAACATCGAAGCCAAGTCCGCTACGGCTGCCAACATCCTTCAGGCGAATAGCGGCGTTGGCCTGGAAGACTGCAAGGACGCCTTGTACATCTTCGCCGCATCCGAGGCCCGCAAGCGGGCATGGTACTTCCACACTGATCCCCTGATGAACGTCCCGCTTACCCAGCGGCAGCTTCAGCCCGGCGGCATTCAGATTGGGCCGGCCGGAGTACCCTGGATGGCCCCACCTACGATGCAGGACGTTCAAGTTATCCTGACCCCTGAACAGAAGGCGGGGAACTACATAGACTTTGTGTTTACGATTGAGCCCGAGTCGATGGGGCGGGTGGACAGCAAGGTGCGTTTGCAACAGGAAATGTCCCTGTGTCAACAGGTGCTGCCGGCGGTAATGGCGGCGGCTCAAGTCGGTATGTCTATGGGTATGCCCCTCAACGCCCAGGCCCTATTGCTGCGGATGGCCCGCGACATGGGGATAATGTGGATGGACGAAGTTCTCTATGATCCCGCCTTCCAGCAGCAGATGGCAATGCAGATGCAGATGGGTATGGGGGCACAAGGACAGAACGGCCCCCAGAAGGGGCAGATACCCGGCCAGCCAAACCCTGGTCTGTTGAACGGTGTTTTGCAAAACGGGCAGCCGGGTCAGGTGCAGGCTCCGCCTCCTGGTCCGCAAGTGCAGCAGAATCAAGGGGCACAACAAGGGGCTCAGGAGTCGCAGAGATTCGTGGGCCGAGCTTTGAATAATGCTCTTAAAGTGACTCCTCCAGGCCCGCCAACTTTACCCTAACGGAGAATTTCAATGGCAGCAGAACAAGAAATGGCAGACAGTAGCGAGACACAGGACATCATGGACCCGGACCATCCCGATCACTACAAGGTGAAAGCGGACGCACAAACTCTTCAGGATCACGCGGATATCACCAGTGATCCTCCCCGGCACGCCGCTGCCCACCAGTTCCTTCAGAACCAGGTGAAGCAGGGACAGGTTGCTGTGAAGTCTTCAGCCAAGTCGATGCACGGCAAGGTGAAGAAAGGTCTGAAGGCTGCCTTCCCGGCCGGCGGCAAGACCCCATTTGAGAAGGCCGGTGCCAACAGTATATCCCAAGGCGATAAGGCAGAACAAGGAGACTGACCATGAGTAAGAATTGGATCGCGGGGGCAGTCAAGCATCCGGGTGCGTTGCACAAGCAACTCGGTGTTCCCCAGGGAAAGAAAATCCCCGCGAAGAAACTCGCCAGTGCCGCGAAGGCCGGCGGCAAACTCGGTGAGCGTGCGAGGATGGCCAAGACGTTGAAAGGGTTGAACCATGCCTTTCCGAAGTGAAGCACAACGCCGGTACATGCACGCCAACATGCCGAAGATGGCGGCGGAGTGGGAGAAGGAAACCCCCAACGACGCAGCCCTTCCCCGGTATGTCAAGGGCAGCCCAGCCGCGAAGAAGCGTGTAAACGTCTCGCGTGGACTTCGTAAGGCCTTTCCTAACCACTGAGAGGAGCAATACTTATATGCCGATTTACGAATATGTCTGCCGGGATTGCGGTCATGCCGACGACGAATTTCAGAAGATTGTCAGCGATCCTTTGGAGGTCTGTCCAGTGTGCGGGCACTCAAGTTATCAGAAGCAGGTGTCAGTGCCGCATAGCGACCTGATCGATTTTCACACCCCCATTCTGATGCACTCCATCGGGTGCGTAAGTACGGACCAGATAAGGGATATGCAGAAAGCCGGCGTCGAGATAAGCGATGATCCCAACGACCCGGAGTATGGTATCCCGAAAGCAGTAAACCGCAAAATGAAGCTAACTGCTTTGAAGGTCGCGGGTTACGTCGAGCGGAAGTGACCATGTAAAAATGAACGGCTTGACAGCGTCCGATAATCATGGTAGAGTTACATCGTAGAGCAGGAGAGGAAACTTATGGCAGATGAAGTCGAAACGTCGGCAGCGGTTGAATCAGCCCCTACCCCGACCACATCCGATCAGGCGTCTTCAACGTCCGTTGAAGCCCCGAGATCAACTGAAACCGAACGAAGTGCTGTAGAGGCATCGGTCGGTTCCAAATTTTCCAGCGTGTTCAAAGACGCCGACGATGAGCAAGTCGTCGAGACGCCGGCCGCAACGGTCACTGATCCGAAGACCGGCGAAGAGAAGCCAGCGGAAGCCCCTGTCGAGACGGCTGCTACTGAGCAGGCCCCCAAGCCTACCCCCAGTGCCACCCCCGCCTCCCAAGTCGTTCCTGCGGCGTATGCCCGTAGCCTAAAAGCCTATGGGTGGACGGAAGATGAAATCGCGTCGGCCTACAAGGCAGACCCGGCCAACTTCCTCCGAACCGCGTCCAAGTTTCATGAAAACCGGAATGAGGAAACTCGCCGGATGAGTGAATTGGGCCGTCTCGCCAAGCAGCAATCAGACGCCCAGGCCGCGACCAGTACCCCGCCGCCTTCCTCGGTGCCGGAGAAGTTTTCCGTCATTGACATCGCGGCCCTGAAGAAAACCTACGGCGATAAAGAGCCGTTCGTCCAGCAGCTTGAACAAGTCAACAAGGTTGTTGAATTTGCAAATCAAGTGATGCCCTGGATGATGCAATCCCAGGCACGTCAGCGTCAAGCCGAAATGCAGACACTGAGTACGCAGATTGATGGTTTCTTCGGTGGGAAAGACCTTGCCGGCTACTCGGAAATGTACGGCAAGACTGCTGCGGACTTGAAACCCGAGCAGATGGCGTCCCGACAGAAAGTGCTGGAGACTGCGGACCTGTTGATCCGTGGGGCCAGAGTCTCAGGAAGAACGCTGTCATTGGATGACGCCCTGACCATGGCCCATGATTCTGTCTCCGGTCCCGTAAAAACCCAAGCTGTACGGCAGAAAATTGTCGATGCAGCGAAGACCCGCAACGCCGCGATCAGCCTCAAACCCAGCAGTCGATCCAGTTCTTCGAAGGGCAACGCCACTCGTAAGGATCTGGAAGGTAAAGTTGGGAAGGGTCTGGCCACAGTGTTCTCGGGGCAATAACGAAAAGAGCTTCCCATGGCCGTTGACCAAAGTGCCCTTGCCGATCTCATTGCAACCACTCTCCGCGATCTGCCGAAAGGCGAGTTTGAGGTTATGTGGGACTCGCAGAACTTCAAGTTCTGCCAGATTTACCAGGAAGACAAGCGAGCGATTGACGGTGGTACGTCGATTCAACGCAACGTGATTCTCGACCGTCATGGCCGTGCTCACTATCGCCGGCTGTATGACACCGACCAGCCCACTGTTGACCAGAGCCAGTTTCAGATCAACGTCCCCTGGACGCAGATCGGGACTGACTATTCCTGGGACGTTCTCGAAATCATGCGGAACAAGAACAGCGTGAAGGGCTTTATCAACCTTATGGAGTCCCGTCGCGTCGAGCGCCTATGGGACCTGGCGGAACTGATCGAGACTCGCGGCTGGGCTACTCCGGTGTCCGCGACCGATACGCTGTACCCCTACGGCATTCCGTACTACCTCAACTTTCTCAACGCCGGTGCCACCACGGGCGGGTTCTACGGCCAGACAATCCGCTACCAGAACGGCTCTACCGGAACCGTCTGTGCCGGTATTGATGCGGCTTCTGAACCCAAGTGGAACAACTACGCCGACGTGTACAATCGCGTTGACAACAACCTGCTCCGAAAGCTGCGGGCCGCAGTGCGTACCACCCGGTTCAATCCCCCGAAGATGGTGGAGAAGCCCGGCAATGATAAGGTTGGCAGCCTGATCGAACTGTACGCGGCCAACGACGTTGTTACCGAACTGGAAGACCTGGGCGACAAGCGGGACGACGCGAGCGAGCCGGCGGAACTGGCAGGCAAGATGCTGCACAGCTTTGATGGCGTCGTTCACTTCAACCGTATGCCCGTGGTCTACATCCCGCAGTTGGACGGTTATACCGTTGCGACTGGCCCCACTGCCGCAACGACCGTTGAGATCAACCCGATCTTCTGTGTGGATTGGAGCCGAATCCAGCCCATCGTCCAGGAAGGTTACTGGATGGAAGAAAGCAAGCCGATGGTGGATCGTGGACAGCACACGACCTTCACCGTGTTCCTCGACGGTTCGCACAACAACTTGTGCATCAACCGTCGTACAGCGGGGTTCGTGATTCACAACCCAATTGCCGGTTAGTTCCAGTCCAGAAAGGGTTTATGCCTCGTTGTTACGACTGCAAAACCGAACAGCCCATTGAAGCCTTCTATCCCGGCTCTTGCGGGGGTCGTCGGCCCGGTGGTCGCTGCAAAGAGTGTTGCAAAGCCCATCAACGAGGGTATCAATCCAAACTAAGGGCCACCGGCGAATCGAAGGTCCGAAATAAGGCATACAACCTGAAGTACCGCTTCGGCATAACACTCGAAGAGTACAACCGGATGTTCGCAGGACAGGGCAACGCCTGTGCCTCGTGCCGGACAACGACCAACGGAACCTCCGGGCGGGCAATGCCGGTCGATCACGACCACGCTACCGGAGAGATTCGTGGCATCCTTTGTACCGCGTGCAACCAGGCAGTGGGCCACGTTTACGACAACATTGAACGTCTCGAAGCCTTGGCGGCTTATTTGAGGCGGGATCAACTTGAACAAGCCGCCAAGTCGCTAGGCGTAACAGCCTAAGATAAAGGTAGGTGTACTTTGGCGTACGGAATTATAGGATTTTCGGCTCAAGGCAATCTTGACCAGCCATCTCCATCCATCTTTGGGGATTGCAGTTCACAAGAGTTGCTCGATGAGGGCAGTGGCTATTTCGACTTCAAGGACTTCAAGACCCGTCTCCCCGCTTTCCTGGACGGTGGGTCAAGTGCCACCGCGAGCACCAGTACGGTTGCATGGTGGATCGATTCTGGAACCGCGACGTACAACGCGAACTATGACAGTGTTCTTACGCTGACCACGGGTGCCACGCTGTATGACGACGCGGGCATCGCGACCCGCCCGGTCGGCCCCATCGCTCCTGGTAGCGGGCAGAAGATTTGGTTCGAGGCCCTTGTCTCAGTCGGCACCGCGAGTGGCCAGGGTATGTTCATCGGTCTGGCGAACCAGGCGGCATTGGGCTCCAAGAATCTTCTCTCTCAGTCCAGCACCGCGACCTACGCCAACAACCTGATCGGCGGGGCATCGAAGTCATCGTTCTACGGTTTCTGGGCCATCCCAACCGTGTATAACTCCGCGACTGCCCCCTTGGGCACCGGAGGTGTGAACTTCCACGCGGTGTGGGCGAACCAGATCACCACTGCAATGACGCCGGCCCAGTTCGCGGCGTACTCCGCCAACACGGCGAAGTCCAGTGGAACTGGCGTGGTTCTTCAGAACGTGCTGACCCCCACGATCACCCAGTACCCCAACAGCCTGAACCCGTTGGGTTATGTGGGTCCGACTCCTGTCTCGGTTCCGCCTGGTGCCTTGATCGCGACGGCCACGGCGAACGCCACGCCCGTTGGGTATGGCACCGCCCAGACTCCGCAGCAGTTGCTGCACATTGGTCTGCCGCCCTCCGTTGGAACCACTCTCGGTGCCACCGGCTTCGTGAAACTGGGCATCCGGTATGACGGTCAGCAGTACCTGTACTTCTACGTCAACGGTGTCCAGACTGCCAAGATGGTAATCACGTCGGGCAACGACACGGTCAGCGACTTCGGTGGTATCGCCGTGATCCAGGCGGGTGCCGCTGCGGCAGTCACGCTCAACCTCGGCTTCGAGCGTACCGCTGCCCTGATCTATCCGTAATCTCGGTTCGGGACGTAAGACAATCCTGCGGGCCAGTCGGCGAAGGCTGGCTGGCCCGCTTAGTTCTAGAGAGAAGAACATGCCGACCGATCCAAACCTTCCAATTCCATCCTATCCGATCCTCGAACCGACGAGTGCGTTGACGTTCAATGATCTCGTTACCGAAACTGCCTATAAGATCGGATGCAGCTACTATGGGGCAGATGGGACAGGTGCCCCGCAGGCTCCGATTGACGCCCACGACTTGGCCTTGTGTCAGGGGATCGTGAACAAGGCAGTCAGGAAGTTCATCAACGACGGGCCGAAGGGAGCGGGCTGGAGGTGGCTCAATGTCATTGCACAGGTCGATCTCTGGCCACAGATTAGCTATGACCCGACCGGAAACACCTTCGTCGCGTTGACATATAACCCCACGGTCGGCGGGGTGACGTACACCGGCTGCACGCTCCTGACACTCCAGACCCCGCCTGCTCCGCCCTATGGCACTGATGCGTATCCCAACGGCGGACCCCCGCAGCCGAACCCTTTGCCTACGCCTCCCTTCGGTTACACGGATGGCGACACCAGCTACGTTCCACAGTTTCTGGCCTCAATGGAATTGCGGCAAATCTGGCTCAATGGCAATCCGCCACCGACTACGCCGGGCTGGTATCTTCCCATCGACGAGGATTTCACGGGCGATCTGATCGGTCAGCCTTTTACTGTCCTCCGATACATCAGCCCAACCCAACTGATTGTGGACGGCAACGCGACGGCCCCCACCGTAACAGTCGCGACCAATACGATCACGATCTCGCCGTTTGCGACTACCGGGGATGGGGCGATTGTGGTGTCCTTCACCACGGCGAAGCTCGGTACAGTTGTCGCCAATTCGTTTCAGGTCAACGACTCTGCTGGAGACATGGAGGGTAAGTTCAACGCGAGTAACGTACTTGGGACTAACGGCTGTACCGTGGTAAGTTCTAACAGCGGGTACTCATACACGCTCACGTTCAACGCCGCCCTCGGCCCCGTGTATATGAACCTGGTATCCGCTTCACTTAACACGACTGGAAGCGGACAGCTTTCTGCTCCATTCAGTTTCGCCTGTTCTGGCGACTACACCCTGCCGGCCAACTTCGGCGGGCAGTACACGGGGCAGATCACCTATGTCGCGAACACGAATCGCGGGATGGTGCTACAATGGACCAGCGAATACGCGATCAGGTCGCGGCGACAGAACTACAATATCGAATCTGGCACGCCCTACGAGGCTGCGGTGCGTCTTATGCCAACCCCTTCGTACCAGCCCCTTACCAACTCGGCTGGGCTCATGCTTCCGAGGCATCGCTGGGAACTGATGACATGGAGAATATCAAGCGAGTTCTTGAGCGTCTTGTTTCCATATACCCTGAGTTTCAACACGCTATTGAACCCAACTGATGTTCCGCCTTCGCCCCTGGGTTTCGATGAAGCCCTACTCGCGTGCTGCCGAGCCGAGGCTGAGAAGGAAGTGGAAGATTCCATGAGTGGCCCCGACTGGACGTACTACCATCAGATGGCGTTGCCGGCTGCGTGGGAACTGGACATGAGATCGGCTCCGAAGAAACTCGGGTACTTCAGCAATCCAACAAGTGAAGGGCCGGCGAACCCGATCCAAGCGTTTCGCGATATATGGTATCAACGGCCAACCGTGAACGTATTTGGGCAATCTTAGTCCCATAGTTTAGAGCGGTAAATAAAGGCCGCAGAAAGATTCTCATGCGTTTCAATCCAGACAATTTCCTGTATCTCATCAAGCAACTGGTGACTGGCCTGAACGGTGACTCGATCACCGACTCCGGCACCGCCTCGTCTGCGGACGGCGGTATCTCTAAAGACGTGCCTCTAGGTGAGGGCAGTGTCGTCCTGGTATCCGGTACTGCGTTCAAGCTGTCCACAATCACCAACCTGACCACCGTTCCGGTTCTGGAGACCGCCTCGGGCGACTCCTCAATCGGTGCCACGAGCATCCAGATTCCCCGTGACTACGACGAAGCCTCGGACCACTTCAGCCTTCGCTTGAATGTCGTTCTGGGAAATGCCGGCGATGCGGGCGATACCCTGGTCGGAACGCCCGCGATCATCACTCCTGGTGTTGCAATCTCCGCAACCAACCCCGCGATCAAGACGGCAGTTACTGCGGTGACACCGTTCACCACAACGAATGCCAGCCTAAGCACTACGCCCCAGACTGTTGAGATTACCCTTAACGGGTACGGCCTGCTTCGCGATCAGGTCATCTCAATCGGCCTGGCGTATGGCACGGCCCTCGGTAGCGGCGTGGCAGACGTGTTGAGTGTCCAGTACCACTATGATTCCACCATTGTTTCGTACAATGAGACGGACACGACCGACGTTCCGGGCGGCGGGGCCAATGCGACGGGTTTTGGAAACCCCTTGAGATAACGATTCTCGTGGTTCTGTTCGTTCTCTCCTCTCGTACTCTGCGGGGTTTATCGCCCCGCAGAGTATTTTCCCTTACGGAGAACCTGACCATGACAATCACAATTCCCATCACTGCTGCTCAAGTTGCTAGTCTCCTGGCTGCGAAGGCCGGGGACAGCATCATTCTGTCTGCTCCGGCCGGTGCCCCGGTATCTGGCGTGACGCTGGCGAACAGCATCCCCGTTGCGTTGCAATCCGCCGCTGACATCGTGAAGACGGTAGTTACCACAGTGGTTCACCACCGTGACGGGTCGACTTCCACATCGACCACGGAGAAGTAATGCCGGCCAATCAAGTTCCCCTGGGAAGCCCTGATAAAGGCGTGATACGTTCTGTACCACGCGAGGGCCAGACCCCGGCCAGTTGTTTTGATGCCCTGAATTGCGTGCCGTATGATCGGTACGGCCGCAAGCGTCTCAGCCAGCGTGGGGGCCTGGTTCGACAAAATACCGTCCCACTCAACAATAGCTTCACTAAGATTCAAGGGATGATCGAGGCACCCCTTCTATCCTATGCCCAGGCCGAATCGGCGATAGGCACACTGGCCAGCCTGTCCATGCCCACCTTTGGTAACGTGTGGAATGGGTCTACCAACACGAAAACCGGCAACGGTGACTCGTACTCACACACGTACCCAACGGCTTCCTTGACCCTAGAGTATGATTGGCAATTCCAGTTTAACTTTTCGCTCACGGTTCCCGGAAACGGCTACCTGGCCACAGCCTCGACCGGCAGCCCATTCGATGATCTCGGTAACAACCTGATCTACATCAACTGGCCAATGACTGCCTCGACCCCTGGGTACAACAACCTTATCCTGGTGATCGGGTACGATTTCGTTATGTACCCTG